CTGATCGCCCGCGCCGGTTCTCATCTCATAAGGCAAATCAAAGCAAAGGGCCGATGATGCACCGGCCCTTTGCTTTGATATGGCGCTCCCTATGGGATTCGAACCCATGTACCGGCCTTGAGAGGGACGCGATTCTGTCCAGGCTTGTAAAATGGCATCTTAAATATTTCGGTATTTATAGCCTTTTTATCTATACCTGTCTAATCGAATCCAGCATAATGTTTTTGTACTTTTTTGTACTGGAGCATTACAGCCTTGGCAGACCTGTCGAAACTGCGCGAGCGTGCTCGCCTCAAAATTCAACGTGGCCCCCATTTCATGACGCTGGAAAAGGGTTGCGCGCTGGGCTACAGGCGCGGCGCTGAAACCTGGCACGCGCGCTTCCGAGACAAAAAAGGCATTCAGCACTACAAGGCTCTCGACGGCATCATCAGCAACGACTACGACGGCGCAAAGAAGGCCGCCGAAGCATGGTTCACGCAGATGGGGGCGTCCGCGGTTCGCTCCGTAAAGCGCGACACGGTGCGCGTCGGGCTCGAAGCATATCTCGCCGACCTGCGCCGGCAGGGCCGCCCTGACACGGCCACCGACGCCGAGGCGCGCTTTAAGCTAACCGTCTACAAAGACAAGCTCGCAGATCTACCGCTTGAGGCTGCGACGCGTGATGACTTCGAGGAATGGCGCGACCGATTGCGCGAAGGGCGTGAAAATCGTTCGGTCAACCGCCAAGTACGCGCGGTGCAAGCGGGCCTTGAGCAGGCGATCGCGCTAGGACACATTGCTAATCCGGCTGCATGGCGTCTCAAGCCGCTTTCGGACAGCGTCGATGATGACGGCGAGACGGCTGTATTTTTGGATTCTGGCCAACGTGCTTCGCTCATCGCAGCATCCGATCCGAATATGGCGGCATTCTTGCGCGGCCTAGAGCTCACCGGCGCGCGCCCCAAGGAATTGGCCGAGCTTGTCGCAAGAGACTTCGATGGTCGAACGCTCAGGCTTGCGAGTCGAAAGGGCCGGCCGCCGAAACTGCGCGTGCGCTATACGGTGCTCGCGCCAGATGGCATCAAGTTTTTCGCCGAGCGCGCAAAGGACAAGCTGCACGCGGCGCCGCTGTTCACAGAAGACGGTGAGCAGACATGGCGCCGGCACATGTGGGCCAGGCGGTTCCGCGCGGCCATCAAAGCGGTGAACGAAAAGGCCAGCGGCGCGGCACGTATACCAATCGATGCCGGCGCCTACAGTTTCCGCCACGCGCGCATCAGTGAGTTGCTGCAGGTCTATGGCGTCGATCCGCTCACGGTCGGACATCAGACAGGAACGAGCCTCGCGATGATCGAAAAGGCGTATATGCGGTTCATTCCGCAGGCGCTGCAGGACAAGCTCGCGAACTTGAAGGCGAAGGCGTGAAGCGCGCGAAGCCGAAGGCGAAACATATTCTTCCCAGCACTAGCACTGGGAAGAATTTTGATGATCAGAACAGGCCGCTGCGCCGCGCCGCTCAGCGGCCGTTCGCGCGACTCAATCAAGATTTTTTCATGTCGATGGATAAATACCTGCGTACCGCGCGGCACTCAGCGAGCGCGGTCGCAAAGCGCTGGGACATGCCGGTAAAGGATGTCCGCGAGATATCGAGTCGATGGAAAAAGCGCTGCGAAGAACTTTTCAAGGACAAGCCGGATTCAAAGTTCTGGCAGACCGCCGTCGAATTCAACCGCAAGATGATTTTGAGTAAACGCATCGCCAAGTAGTTGTGCGACACATTATTGCTGGCTACTCACGTCTTATTGCGTCCATGCTTGACCATGTCCTAAAAGGAGATGGTCATGGCAAGCAGAAAGAAAACAGCGCCGAGGCTTCCACCCCTCGATATCCAACAGCGTTACGACATTCCCGAAGCCGCGAGGTATTTACGGGTAAGTCGCGCGACCATCTACAACGACATCGCCGCGGGGTTGCTCGCCACGATTAAAGACGGCGGCCGCCGATTTGTCCCCGGTTCCGAGATCGCGCGCAAGTCGGCATTGCCGGCGTGAGCGCCATAACCTTCGAGATTCCGCCGGCCGCGGATTCGCCATTTCTGTTTCGCCGCGCGTTCCTGGCTGCGATTCGCACCGCAATTTCTCAGGCGCAAATTGACTGCCGCATAGACGCGGCGATCGCCGTGGAATGCAATCGCGCGTTGCCGCCAGCGACGCCTGATAAGGGCACGGCTTAGTGTGGCTCGCGCCGCGCCGCCCTGGCTCTGGATGGTCTTTATTCGTGACCACGGTCCGCGCAATTCCAATGCTCGCCTAGTGCTGCACACACTGCGCAGTTTCATGGACGACAGCGGCTCCACATTCGTCGGTCAAACAGCTATCGCGGCCGCGTCCTGCCTATCCAAGCCCACGGTTCGAAAAATGTTGAAGCTCTGCTGGAAGGAACAGTGGATCGGCATCTTGAGCCGAGTCTTCGAAGGTCAGGCATGGCGCCATTACGAATACCGAGCCTGCATTCCCGATCGGCTCGCCATCCCCGACAAACACGAAATGCTGGTTTGCACTTTTGCCGCCAAATATGGCGGCGAGGTCGACACTGACACCCATCCTGATACCCCGAAGGTGGGTAACGGGCTTTCCCACCTTAATGGCGAAGGTGGGAAAAATGAGGGGTCGAAGGTGGGTAAACCCATCGCTCAAGGTGGGAAAAATAACGCTCAAAAGGTGGGTAACGGGCTTTCCCCTAAGTCTTCATCTGAAGTTCTCATGAAGTTATCACCAGAAGAAGGTGCAGTCGCAAGCGACCGCACCGTTTCCCTTAAAAGGGGTTCGACTGAAAAGCCAAAAGAGCCAGAGACCTTGCAAAGAGCTGTCGACAACAAAGCCGAGTCGGCAGCGGCGATAGCGCGGATCCGCGAAAAAATCAGGCCGCTGGTTACGAAGACGCGAATAACGCCTGCGAGAAAGACCCAAACACAATGACCCAAGCCCGATAGAACCAAACCGATGGAGAACCGCAACGAGATGAACGCAGCAATTACCATCGACTATGAAGTCAAACGTCGCACGCTGGCGCTGCAAGACGCCTGCGACACGGTCCGACGTGCAAGCTCGGCCGTTGCCGCCGCTGCCTATGGCGAACCCGACGCCATGCGCTTCGCCGTGCTTGAGGCGGTACAGAAGCGGCTGTGCTCGCTGCTCACGCAGTTGAAGGCGCTCACATGATCAAAATGACGTTGAACGTCGACATGAGCGGACTGCTCAAGAAAATGGCGCTCGCTCGCGAAGAGCTACCGAAAGCAACCGCTATCGCGTTGACTGAAACGGCGAAAGGCGTTCGAACCGATCTCTACCAGGGCATGCGAGTGTTCGCGCATGCCAGCAGGTTCACGCTGAACTCGCTGTATGTGAAGTTTGCCGACAAGCGCGCCCTCGAAGCCGGCGCCGTGGTCGGCATCAAGCAAAAGCAACAGCAATACCTACGGCCTGAGATCTTCGGCGGCAGTCGCGACAAATCAATCGAGAAGGTGTTGTCTGCCGCCAACCTCCCACCGAGCGGTATGTTCGTTGTGCCCACAGCGAACGCCAAGCTAGTGGGCGGACGTGTGAGCCTCGCATGGCTTCGTAAGATTGTGTCGCAATTGCTCATCGACAAGACCGCGAAAAAGCGCAGGAACGCGCCGCTGATCTTCGCTTTGCAGGTGCGGGAGAAAACCTTGCGGCCCGGCATTTACCAAAAGCGCGGCGGCACAATCACGCCGCTGCTGTTCTTTGAGCCGAGCGTTACCTATCGGCCTAAGTTCGACTTTTACGGTGTCGCCGAGGCCAGTGCTCGCCGTCGCTTCCCGAGTGCGTTCCAAGCCGCGCTCGACCGAGCCAAGGCAAAGCTCAAGTGAGCGCGCGATCGCAGCGCGCGCCTTACTGCACGAAGGAATGGTGCGCTGTTCGTTGCCTACCCGGCTTCAACGGGGGGACCCAAGGGTCCTCACTGGCCTCGCAGCGCGCAGTTACTGGCGTTGCGTTCTTTGCAATCTTGTGAGCTTTTAAACCCATGACCGATTGTCCGCTTAGCTCCACCGAACTCGGCCGCATGATTGGCCGCACCGATCGCCAAGTCAGGCGCCTGCATCGCGAGGGCATCCTTCCGAAAATGGCCGACCAGCAGCGCACGAAGTTCGATGCTTTTGTGTGCGTGCCGAAATTCCTCGCGTATGTGAATCAAGGCGCCGAGAAAAGCGCGAGCGTTGCCAATTCCCGCCAGGCGCTGGTCGACGCGCAGCGCAAGGCCTTAGAGCTCAAGACCCGGCGCAGCGAGGGAGAACTCATTCCATCCGAGGAAGTGAATCAGGGAGTCGAAGCCATCATGACGGCCGTCGGCGCGTCCCTCGATGGCTTGGGCGGCCGCTTGTGCAGTGAACTGGCCACGATCACGGACGCGGCAGTGATCCGCGCAAGGATTTTCGATGAATGCAGAAGGGTTAGAAACACGGCCGCGAGTGCCCTTGAGGTTCTGGCCGGCGTTGCTGCGGGGCGCGAAGGCGCTCCGGGCACCGATGCCGCGAAGTCCGGACGAGTGGGCCGACGCGTGCCGCGTGCTGCCTAAGAGTTCCGCCGAGGCCGGCGCCTGGCGCTCATCGCGCGTGCCGTATCTACGCGCCATCTGTCAGGCGGCCGTCGATCCGAAAATAAAACGCGTCGTCATGGTCATGTCCAGCCAGTCGGCGAAGTCCGAATGCCTGCTCAACATCATCGGGCACCGCATGGACGACGACCCGGCGCCGGTCATCATGGTCCTACCGACGCAGCGCCTGGCCGCGAGTTTGAGCCAATCGCGCTTGATGCCCATGATTCGCTCGACTCCGGGACTCGCTGAGAAATTGGACAAGCGCAAATCATCGAACAAGGCGACCGAGAAATTCATTGCGGGCCAGCGCCTGGGGTTGGCGTGGTCCGGATCCGCCACCGAATTAAGCTCGCATCCCGCGGCGCTCATCGTGCTCGATGAACTCGACCGCATGGATTCGGACACGGGCGGCGAAGGCGACCCGCTCACATTGGCGGAAGCGCGAATCACCACATTCCCGAATGGCAAAATCATTGCCGCGAGCACACCGACCATCGAAGGCGCATCCCGGATATGGTCGCTCTACGAATCCGGGACCCAGCAGGTATGGACCGTCGCGTGTCCTGACTGCTTGACGTACTTTGCGCCATCGTTCGACCTGCTGACGTGGCCTCCGAAATCCACCCCGGCGCAAGCGAAGCGCGAGGCGCGGATCGCATGCCCCAGCTGCGGCTCGCTGCTCGAGGATAAACACCGCAACACGATGAACGCGGCGGGCAAGTTCGAAATGCGGGGCGATCCCGATTCGGACACGGCTAGTTTTTGGGTCTCGGGGCTCGCGTCCCCCTGGCGAAGCTGGGGCGACGCCGCGAAAGCCTGGGTAGAGGCTGCTCGCTCGCGCGAGCCTGAACGCATGCAAGCGGTTCGAAACGTCGTTTTCGGCGAACTGTGGAAACTGCAGGGCGAGGCGCCCGAAGCGGCCAAGGTGCAAGGATTGCGCGGCGGATACCAGACCGACGAAATGCCGGCCGATGCGCGCGTAATCACCTGCGGAGTCGACGTGCAAAGCAATCGCCTGTACTTCGCCGTGCGGGCCTGGGGTTCCAAGTCCGAATCGTGGTTACTGCGGCACGGGGAACTGTTCGGTGAGACCGATCAACAAACGGTCTGGGAGGACCTTGCGGCGCTGCTTGAGACCGAATGGGGCGAGAAGCGGATTCGGGTGATGCTCATCGACTCCGGATTCCGGCCGGACGTCGTCTATGCCTTCTCGCGGCGCTTCCCGGGCCGCGTGCTGCCCTCCAAGGGTCACGACGCGGGATCAAAGCCGGTCTATCTCGCCAAGCTGGACGTCAACGTGCGGGGCGAGCCGCAACGCCGCGGGGTAAAACTCGTGCACGTCGACGCGGGGTATTTTAAATCCTGGGTGCATGGCCGGATCGCGTGGCCCCAAGATCAGCCAGGCGCCTGGCGTCTTCCCATCGATGCCGCCGATGATTACTGCGAGTCGCTGGTGGCTGAGTCTCGTATCGTCAAGGCTAACGGCAAAGTCATTTGGGTTCGCAGTGGGCAAAAGCGAAACGACTACCTAGATTGCGAGGCCTTGAACGCCGCGGCAGCGCATCTGCTCAACGTGCACCAGCTGCGCGCAGTCAAGCGACCAGCGCCCGCGGGCGACGTGGCGCATGCCATCCAGGCACCACCACCGCGGCCCGCGCTGGCGCCAAGATCCCGGCAACAGTTTCCGCCGCGCGGGAACTGGACCACCAACTGGCGATGAATGCTATCCGCCGTTGACGCACTTCGCCGTCTCGCCTCCCTCGCAGAGCAGGCGGGCGCGAACGCGCGCGAGATTCAACGCGCCGTCGATTCGATATTCGAGGCGCTTGCGGCCGTCGATTCGCGCAAGCTCGAGGCCGCGCAATTGGCCAAGAAGATCCGCGCGGCCGATGAGGCGATGCGCGTCGCCGGCACCGACAACCGGATAGAGAAACTGTCGCAGCGGTTCGGCAAGTCCCGGGCCCGGGTGTATGCGGTCTTGTCCAGCGGTCGCGAGACACTTCCCGGGTAGGCTTCGCTCACCATGAACACATCACACGATTTTGTTGCACAAAGCGCCTTGCGCTCAATCCGCGCCAGTGCGGACCTAGCCATCACGCACCCCGTGCCAGTGTCCTCCCATGTGCCGGATTCTTACCTTGGCTTGAGCCCGCAGGAAATTCGAGACTATAGTCTCGGGAACCTGATCAAGACGTTGGTTCAGCACCGCGGTTGGGGCGCCTCTAACTGCTTGGAGCGCCGCTGCGGTGAGCTGCTCGAAAAGAAGATCGGGCCCACCGCAAACGCGCTGACCATTCGTGTCCCCTACGAAGTGAGCCACCGCGCGCTCAACGTCAGCACCGCCGCCGCGGGCGGGTATCTCGTCGACACGGTGAACGTTGGGTTCATCGAGCTATTGCGCCGGCGCACGCTCGCGTATCGATTGGGAGCCACGCCGCTGCCGGGCCTGAAATCGAACGTCGGCATTCCCAAACTTGCGGGGGGCGCGACCGCGGGACCCTTGAGCACCGAAACCACGCAAATCAGCGAGACGGATGATACCTTCGGCCAATTGGCGCTCAGCCCGAAAAATTACGGCGCGTTCACCGAAGTGTCGCGCCAACTGATGTTGCAATCATCCCCAGCAATCGAGCTTGTAGTTTCGAACGACCTAACCAAAGCGGGCGCGGTCTCAATTGACGATGGTTTTTTCAATGGCCCTGGTTCCGCGGGAAAGGTTCTCGGGGCGTTCAACGTCCCAGGAATCACGAGTGTCAGCGGCGCATCGTTCTTCTGGTCAACCGCGATCGCGATGGTGACCGACGTTTTGGACGCAAACATCCCGGGCGAGAGATTGGCTTTTGTCGCGCACCCCGACACCGCAAAACTGTTGGCGGGCCGTCAACGTTTTACAGGGGTCAACGACGTTCTTTGGCAGGGCAACATCAAGGACGGCATCGTGGCAGGCTTCCCCGCGGCGAGCTCGGTCACGATTCCGTCCGGCACGCTCGCGTTGATTGATTTTGCGGAAGCGATGATCGGCGAATGGGGGAACCTCGAAATTGCGGTGGACCCGTTCACCAAATTTGCGCAAGGCATTGTCGGCATCCGCGCTATGTGGTCATTCGACGTAGGTTTTGGACATCCCGCGGCGATTTGCACCGCGACCAGCGTCACCTAAAGAGAAACCAAAATGGGCACATTAACGCGCGATCAAATTCTGTTCGAGGCCGGACGCAGCGACGTGCACGCACGCGACGCCGGTACACGCGAATATCAGGCGCACGTGCGCCGCTTGCACGAAAGCGCGGCCCAGGATCGCGAGACGCAGATGATTCTCGACGGCTCGCGCCGCGCGTCCGGTCAGGCGCCACGGCGAGACCCCGAGACGCCGACGAAAGTGCGCGTGCTGCAATCGTTCATGCTCGGCGGCGAACCCGCCGCGGTGGATTCAATCGTTGAAGTGCCGCTGCATCTCGCGCAGTCCCTTGCGGGCATTGGTCGATGCGAAATTGTTTAGTTTTCGGTCCTGGCGTTTCTAATCAGCTACGCCGGGCGCGCGTTAGCCGTCGAGTAGCGCGAGTCAGAATAACCGCGGCAATTGCAGCTCGGAATTCCCGATGACGGGTACCTCCTTTACGAGTGATGCAATCGTGTTGGCGGCCCGTAACGCCGCCGATCGCCAATGATTGAGCCATGCGAACACGTCGTGTCGCTGCTGCGCTCGGTCACGGACGGTTTAGCCGCATGCCCTCGATGCAAAATCTACGCGCAGAAAAAGGCCGGCGAAATTCTCGCGTCGCGCACGCCGTTCGCAACGGACACGGCGTTGCGCACCGCGCTCGGTGCCCGATGAGCCGCGATTGAATTGAAAACCACGGAGTTGGTGAATCCGACGCCGGCCCCCGTCGCGCGCCATAAGTTGATACTTAATTGAGGGAAACGCGAAAAAGCCTATAAATCACGGCATAAATCGTGCTGTGCGTCGATTCTGTGGCGGCTGATAGCATCAAGGTGCATAGAATCCTTGTGGTAACGGTGCTATAGGCTTATAGTACCTGCGATGGGCAACACAACACGGCATCAGCAGGCAATCTACCTCGACCACGACAAAGCGAAGCTCCTGGACAAATTGGCGGCGCAAACGCGGCTGCCGAAACAGGTGTTGATGCGCGACGCGGTTGATTTATTGCTTGTGCAGCATAAGCTGCTGAAGCCGCGGGCGAAGCCCTGAAATCGGCGCCCGGGATGGCGGTAACCATCGCGAGCGCCTGGCCACAAATCCCACGTATGAGGTGAAATCTATGGTTACTTCCCAGTCTCGCAGAAAAAAGGCCCGCGCGAAATTAGCGGCCGTTCCCGCGGTGCCGCGCTTGGTCAAAATATCCGTTCGCGAGTTCCACGATATCCACTACGACATCGGCACCGTCCAAAGCCAACTGGCTTGCGCAACGATCGCACTGTGCCAGGCGCGAGACCAGGAAGACAGAGACATAGGCGCAAAGGCGTGGCGTGTCATTGACCAATGCGCGGTGAAGCTCGACCGGCTCTACAACGAGATAGATGGCTGGCACGTGTCGCACAATCATTCATCGATTGGGTAGAGATTTGGGGGGACCCGCGGCCGCGGGGGGCTTTCGCAACACCTACAGGCCGCCTGCTCGCGGGGCGGCCTTTTTCAATTCAAGCAGAAATCTCTGACAGGGTTTTTTGTACGATTTTTGTACGAAGGGGTCAAATCGACCGTTTATGGCGCTCCCTATGGGATTCGAACCCATGTACCGGCCTTGAGAGGGCCGTGTCCTAGGCCTCTAGACGAAGGGAGCGGACTGGCGGATCTTTGGGCCTTGGCACCCAAGAGGGCTGGTAGTATA